GCGCCGCAGTTTCCAGTTTCTTCTCCGGAATCTTCTCGCCCTCGGGGACGCCGATCTCGCGATGCAGCTTTCCCTTTTCACCGCCGGGGTGGAAGTCGTGCGTCTTCTTCTTGATGATGGTGCTCAGTTTGCGCTTCTCAGCCATTTTGCACTCCAGGCGGCATCTGCGCCGGCATCGGCGGCGGCGCCTTGGCGGCTGCAGCTTTATTGCGCGCGGCAATGCCTTTGTTCTTGTAGAGGCGCTTCGCGTGCGACTTCTCTGGCTTTTTCTTGGCCGGCAGTTTTCCGCCTTCGTCGGCGTTCATAAATTCCTGGCCGACCTTCTTCGGGATTCCAATCGTGGAGTTCCCGCCGGCCGCAGCCGCCATGGCACCACGCTGAGCTTGCGAAACCGGGGGCATCTTGGTCTCAGTTCAAACCCTCGACGACCAGCAAGCTGAAGGTGCTGGATAGCGTCGAGGCAGTGTTGTTGCAGGTCACCGAGATGTAGAGGGATGTCGATTCCAGGCCGGTCGTCAGGGACGGCGCCACCAGAGTGCCGTCAATAGCAGCGCCGCCAGCGCCGGAAGCCATCGAGCCATTCGAAGTGACAAGCTGGGTGTTGCTGTTCGCCACGCCGTATTTCGTCACGTTGCCGGACACCCACCAGCCACCACCATCCGAGGTAGTTGCCAGGGTGTCGGCCATCAGCGTGCCGCCGGAAACGGTGTTGCCGGCGGCCTGCGCGTTCGGCGAGAACCACATCTTGATGCGCTTCACCGTCACGTCGGCTGAAAAGCCGCCCCAAGCATCTGCACGCACCATGCGGTTGGTGCCGGCGACGCCATCGAACGAATTGGCCGGGATGGTGTAGACGGCCACGACCACATCGGAGCCGATGAAGGCCGGGTTGATACCCGCAGACGACACCGTCTTGCTGATCGGACCGGCGCTGCTCTCGACCCCAGTACCGGAACCGAACTCCGAACCGGCTCCGGCTGGTGCCGAACCGCCATTGGTCGAGTCGGTGCCCATGAACGCCCACTTGGCGGCACCAGCCGTATTGTCGTGGCATTCCCAGTAGCGCAGCGTGGTCGGATTAAAAATGACCGACCCGACCTCGTAGCCCTGGGTTGAGTCCGTGGTAACGCCTGGATCGGCCACCGCATTGAAGTTGTCGAACACCCGCTTGAGCGCGGCGCTCGGCGCACCGCCTGGCGTCTGCGGATAGACGCTGCGGATCTGACCGAGAAGGTTCTGGGCCATTCAAGCCTCCGTTCAGGCAACCCGACGGCCGACGATGGCCGGCGGCAGATCACCAGTCTCCATCGGACGCGGCGCGGCCATCGGCCGATTGGATTCCGGTCCCTGCTGCGCAGGCTGGGCAACCGCCATCGCTTTGCGTGGGCGACCGGGTCCGCGGCGCGCGGCGGCCTGCGCTTCCGGCAGATGCGGCATCGCCGGAATCTGGCCGTGCTGCACCGGCATCTTGATCTCCGGCACCGGCACGGTATCGGCCTTGGCGTCGGCCATGGCAGTGTCGATCAGCGTGTTCCGATCGGTCACCAGGCCATAGAAATGCCGGCCGCGGCGTGCCGCCATTTCCCGGGCGCCGTCGGTCTGAAGGTCGATCTCCACCTGCAGGCGCCGACGCGCGGCGTCGTTCTGCGGCACCATCGTCAGGTTCGGCGGGTCCGTGTAGTCGATGATCGAACCGCGCTCGAAGTAGGTGTCGTCGTAGTAGCCCGGCTCGTTGAGCAGGTAGCGGGGCACCTCGCCGCGGAACTGGCCCTCGACCACATTGGCCTGAAGCGCCGCCAGCGCCCGCCGGAGTTCCGCGTTCTCGCGGACCAACGTCGAGTTGCCGTCGTGCTGCATCGCGACTGCGGATGCGCTGTTTTCGTCGGACATTCAGCAAACTCCTTGCTGGGACAATACCAAACCTGTATACTGGCCCACATGAGAAAGAGAGAAAAACGGCTGCTGACACACGCCCGTCTGGTCGAAGTCCTCGACTACGATCCCGTCACAGGTTTCTTCACCTGGAAGCATCGCGCCGACGCGCTGCCGCGCTGGAACACCCGCTATGCCGGCAAGCGAGCCGGGCAGCTTATGGCGAAGGGCTATCGGCTCATCGCCATCGACAGAGGTATTCCCCAGTACGCCCACCGCCTCGCATGGTTCTACGTGCACGGCGAGTGGCCGCCCAGCGATCTCGACCACGAGAACCGGCGACGCGACGACAACTGGATCGACAACCTGCGGCCGGCGACCAATTCCCAAAACGGGATGAACAAGAGTGGCGTTCGCGGCGTCAGCTTCTACCCGCCCACCGGGAAATGGCGAGCGCGTATCAGCGTAGACAAACGCGAAGTCTATCTCGGTTACTTCCTGACGGAAGCCGAAGCGATGGCAGCTAGACGGGAGGCCGCCGAGAGACTTCATGGTGAGTTTGCCGGCCACCTTCGTTAAGCTACTGAGAATCCAGCCGGGTAAGCGCCGAGAGTGCTCGCGCTCTGCGGAGCCGCCAGGACGATGCCGGCCAGGATGGTGCCGGTCGAAATGGTTGCCGCGCCGCCGCCGGTCAGGTTCAGGTTCAGGTCGTAGTAGAGCGGCAGCGCCACCAACTGCGACGCCAGCAGAGGATCGGTCGGTCGCGATGGCACGTCGAACACATACTGCGTGCCGGCCTGCCAGCTTGCGGTCGATGCCGGCGTGGTCTCGTAGTAGACGGTCCAGTTCACCGAGTCCGTCGAACCGCGAAACTGCAGGTTGATCAACTGGCTCGACGACGCCGAGGTGAACGCCGTGCCGACGATCGCCACCACCTGCGGAATTTCCGCGCCCGGGCCGATACCGAGGTCTCGCGGATTGCCGAGGTTGATCGCCGTGCTCACCGATGAGGACGTGCCGACGATGCCGGCGACGCTGACGAACTCGCCAGCCGTCAGATTGTAGACGTTGCCGGTGTGATAGAACAATAAAGTAGAATCGAACAGCGCCATGAGACGGCTCCTATTTGTTCACCAGCAGAGTAGGCCATTTCGGCGCCCGAATTCGATCGGGTCCGATGCGTGCTTCTCCATATTGCACTTGCGGTGCAGCAGACGGATGTTAGACACGCTATTTGAGCCACCAAGCGATAGCGGCATGTAGTGATCGATGTGCGGGGTGGCATTCCCGAGAGACTTCAGGCACCAAGCGCAGTTGCCATGCTGCTTCTGGAAGAGCGCAGCGATGTCGGCTGGGGTGAATTCGCCGCCAGCAGCGAGTTTGCGAGCCCGTCGATTCCCAGCATAGGCGACGCCAGCAGCGCGAGCTTTTACTGGGTCCGCCCAATAGCGTTCGCGAAGCACCTGGCGGTGTTTCTCCGGATTTTCCTTACGCCGTTCGCGTGCACGAGCGTTCGTCACCGTTTTATAATGATCGAGGCGACGTAGCCTGCGAGCCTTCTGCGCAGCAGTTTCGCGTTCCAGGAACGTCGGATCGGCGGCGATATCCGCCAACCGCTTCGCTTTCTCTTTTGCGAGAATCTCTTCCTTCTTCGCGTTGTAGCGTGCAGTCGCAGCGGCCTTCTTCGCCTCGCGGTTGGCCTCGTAATGAGCCTTGGCCTTCGCGATCGCCTTCTCGCGAATTTCAGGATAGCGGGCGATATCATACGCGCGTTTCGCGGCACGCCGCTGCTCAGTCATCACACGCGGCATTTCTGGCACTCCTGCGGACAGAATTCCTGCCGCAATCATACCGGAAAAGTCACGAACTGCAATGGTAGAATAGCAGCGCATCGCGATTTACTTACTCACCTTTTCAGTGCGTTACTTACGTAAGTGCCGATTCCGTATTCAAAAGTGCATCCACCACACGGATGGGAATCCCGCGGAATTCGACGACGGGCTGGCCGGCGTATTCGGTTGGGCGTAGGAGAACATTCTTGTCACGAATCGCCTGGATATCAAGGCTTTCCCGGATTGTCCTGTTGCAGTAGAACGCCGGGTTGATGCCGGGCGCCGGCTCGTCGGGCGCGTCGGTCTCGGTGATGCCGGACGCGCGCTTGGTCAGCGTCGGGAAGCGAACCACGGCCTTGCTCATCAGCAAGAACAGGTCCGGCGGGGTGGTGCCGAACAGGCCGACGGCAGCGGTGGTGGTGTCGAGGTTGCAGATGCGGACGGCGTAGCGCCAGTCCTTCGTCACCAGGCCGGCGTTCCACTCGAAGTAGGAGGTGTACGCCGGGAACGGGTTGTTGCTGGCGTCATAACCCGGCACGATGTCGCCGCGATCCTCAAAGACAAGGCCGGCCTTGGTGCCCTTCGGGTAGATGCCGAAGTTGGTCATGTCGCCCCAGCCGACCATCCACAGGCTGGCGTTGCTGGAGGCGGTGCCGCCACCGTTGATGCAGTTCTGGGCGTTCGCCGCATTGGCGGTGGTGATGGTGTTGTAGCGCGGGGCAAAGCCGGTGAACTGGCTCGGCGCCGTCGCGCTGTTCCCATACCAGAAGGTGGTCGCCATCTGCTGGCTCATGCCTTCCAGGAAGGCCGAATCTTCGGTGAGCCGGATCTGCGCCACCTTGCCGCCGAGTTCGGCGACGCGCTTGTCGATCTGGCTGTAGGCGGCCAGGAACCCGAGGGTGTCCACGACCTGCGCGGTGGTCGACCGGGCGTAGGGCACACCAGCGTAAGCAAGGCGCCAGGTGCCGCTCGGCAGGCCGGTGCGGACCGTGCTCTTGTGGCCGGTATCCAGGTTCGACTCCGCCCAGGTCATGTCCTGGAAGAACTCGTTGGCCTGGCTCAGAAGCTCGGCGATGGTGTCGATCTCGCCTTCCGGGTCCATACGGCGGGCGGCGTCCATCAGGGACAGGAATGCCATCAGGCGGCTCCTTGGTTCGGAATCGAGTTGCGGTACATGCGGGTGGCCCTGGAGCCGGCCTGCACGGGAGTGCGCGGCATCATCGGAGTGACGACGCGGGCGGTTTCGGTGAGGCGGCCGGCGGCCCAGTTGACGAACCGGAGCACCTCGATGTGATTGCCGGCGCCCGTCATGGTGAAGATGTCGCGCAGCGCAGCGAGCCGTTCCGGGCCGGCGCTGGAGCCGTACAGGTCCATCAGGCCGCCCATGCGGGCCAGCGTGGTCTCCTGGCGGTTCTTGCCAAGCTGCGGGTCGTTCCGAAATGCGGACTGCCAGTCTTCCTGGGTGCGCTCCCACATCTCTTTCTGGAGCCGGGCGGAGCGCTCGTTGGCCGCCTGCATCTCGGACACATAGAGGTCCATCGCCTTCTGGCCGAACTCCTGCATGGCTTCGTGAGCCTTGGCAGGGTCGGCGGCGATCTTGGCTTCGGTCTCGCCGAGGATACCGGTGAAGGCGCCGAGCTTGCTGTCGTCCAGCTTCACGCCGTCGGGCAGTTTGATCTCGTAGACGGGTGGTTTCGGCGGCTCCGCCGCCTTTTCCGCTTCGGCTGCTTCAGCGGGCTTGGCGTCGGCGGTCTCGGCTGGTGCTTCCGCCGCAGGGGCCTCGGCGGCGGGAACGGGTGCTTCCTCGGGCTTCGCGGCACTGAGGATGCTGTCATTCGCGACCGGGGACTCTACCGACGGTTCAGAAGAAGCTGCCGGTACCGCTTCCGCGGCCACCGGCAGAGTTGCGCCCGGAGCGGGTCCCGACGGAGGGGCAACGGACGGGGAAGGGGCGGCGGGTGCAGCAGCAGGAGCGGCGGCGACGGCCGGGGCGATTTCGTCAGCCATCGTTTTCGGCCACCATCAAGCCGAAGTTCGTCGGGCTGACCTTGGCGAAGCGGCGCATGGCCCCAAGCCCTGCTTCGCGCTCGCCAGCCATAAATCCGTTCTCGTACTCAGACTGCGACATTGCGATACGCATTTCCCAAACATGCAGGCGCGTCAGGAAAGCCCAGAGCCATTCACGGCCTTCGCGGGTTCCGATCAGCGCGGCCTCAACGGCACGCAGACGGTCTTCACGAAGGCTGGCTTCCGCTTTCCGCTTCCGCTCGCCTTCCTGGTCGGGACTGTCGTAATCACCCGGCATGGGGTCGGTCGGCAGCATGGGCTCAGCCATGCGGCGGAAAATGCCGGGAATTTCGTTTAATTACAGGGAAATTCGGACCAAATCTCTGGAGCGTATGACGCTTGCTTAGAATCGGCGGCGTTGTTATGTCGCTCGTATGAGCAGCACAGCGTCGCTAAACCTGAACCGGCTTACGATCTGCATCACGAACCGGCAGCGGGAATTCCTGCTGACGCAAATGCGGCATCACCAAATCGGGCTTTCAGATTTTGCCCGCCGGGTTTTTGACTGGGTTTTGGTCCAAATGGACGAATCGGGATCAGATAAATGGCCCCCTCGGTAATCCCTCACGATGGACCGGGGATTTATTCGATAGCCTGCACAGCCCGTCCTCCTGGACCCTACGCTGGGTGGAAGTATTTCGGCGGTGCGGTTAACGTGATGGTCCGAACTTACGGACATTTCTGCCAACTTAAGGGAGGTTGGCACACAAATGGGCGCCTGAAAGCCGCCCTGCGTATCCATGGTATTGCAGCATTTCAATTCATGCTGCTTGAGACGCTTCCGCTCATGGCAACAGCCGAAGAGATGGCGAAAGCCCTCAACGCCGCCGAACAGCGGTACATCACCGCTCATTTTGGCAGCCGCTGTTTCAACAGCATGCCACGAGCATGTACGACACTCGGTCTAGGCCGATATGCCGGGAAACCCTGGCCGCCACCGCTTTCGCTACGAATAGCTAACGCTACGCCGAATCCGCCACAGGAACTTACTTGACGACTCGGGTGTTTCTACCGATAGCGGGAGCGGAACATTGCGGCTTGGGGGCGTGAGATGAG